TCCTAGAGCCATTAACTAAATCACATCTTAACTCACTTTCGTTCCATTTCGTGCCTGGAATATTTTTAGTATAAAATTTTAAGTAATCCCAAGCGATGCTTTTTGCTTGTTTGTAAGTTGGAGCAATGTAAGCAAGTCTTGGAGCATGATTTGTATTTGTTAAGGCTGCACGAATTAAATGGTTAAGAACCATAACGGTCTTACCAAATCTTCTATGACAGCAAAGTACAGCATATCTATGCTTATCTAATTCTTGGTGTATATACGCCTGGTGCTTTCGTGGCGTGTACGGAATTTGGATTTTCATTAAATAATAATTGCACCTAATATAAATCCGATTGCGAAAGTGATTAGCAAAGGATGATCAATAAAAAGACACTCTAGCTTAAATCTTAATTCGTTAATAAAGTTCATCATACTTAATGGACTGTTGGTGGTTTCTCTCCAAAGTTAGACTTCATGTGTATTTTATGAAACACAAACTCGCAGAAATCGTTTATATCTTCTTCGCTTTCTAAGCCTGAAAAATTAATAATCAAATCATTGTCGTAAGCTTTGAAACTGATGGCGGTAACATTCTTGTATCTGTTTTTAATGTAATTGTTCATAGGTTTGTCTGTTCGTCTGTTTGTTTGAATTATCGGTAAATTATGTAATAGCCTCTGCGGCTCATTTTTTGGGTATGACTTCCTAGAAAAATGATCAAAATACTTCGCCAAAAGGTAGAAGTCGTTATCTAATCGACAATACATACCAGGAAACTCAATGCTTATTTAAAAACAAGTAACATCATTGGTAACATTAGGAATAATACTCTTGTTGTTTAGAATCATTCCAACCTCATGTCGTGTGCAAGAGCTATGTTTATGTCCTAGCTACCCACCTCACTCACGTTCTTAATCTCATTCTCGTAAGTCTTATCATCAGCTGGATTGTGCCAAGTAATGTCAATCTTCTGATCTACTTCAACTTGTTGCTTATCTCCGTAGATTGCAATCAGCTTACTACTCAACCATCTATAATGTATTAGCTTCTCTCTCGTAACTGCAATGTTCTTCGCATCTGCATTCTCTAACTCAATAATCATCTTATCAAGATATGTTTGAGCTGCTATCTTACGAGCATTCATAATCTTGTTTGAGAACTCTTTATCCGTTCGCATCCAATCATAAACTTTAGATAAGCTTGGCGAACCTTTGGTTTGGCAAATGGCAACTAGGCTAGTTCCATTCATTAGCATTCGTTCGATGTCATCGCTTATTTGCGATGTAAGTTCTAATTTCTTCGTCATTCAGTTTTTTAAATTGTGGTAAATTTCTATAAGCTTTGATCTTGCCTTCTAATGTAGTTTGACCATTACTATAACCTCCGTGCATTCTGCATCTTACATTTCCATTCTTCATTAGAATACCAGAAGCTTTGCAAGGAAGTTTATTTTGTTTATTTATAGTTTGACATTGAAGTCTATATTTGTGTCTAGCTGCCATAAACGGTTTTGGAATATATAAATAATTATTTTTCTAAATCTTAAATCCGTACCAGAACGGTTTTAGTCTTGTACTAAAAGCTAATTATACTAGCCAAAGATAGATTTGCAATACTAGGATAATAACTTTGTTTAATATGTTTGTAATTTTTATAAAAAGATTTGAAGATTAATCCAATAAATATAAAATTCTGTTAAGATTGCAATACTTTTTATTATTATTTTTTATTTTATTGCACAACCTAGTTAGGACTTTCTCATATCTATTTTTAATTTGATGCCTGGTAAAACCAAAGTGTCTAGCAACTTCAGTCCATTTAAAACGATTAGCTCTCATCCAAATTATTTGTTTATCAAGTATAGGATCTTCTGATATGTCATTCTCTATTGCAGCTAAACAATCTATAGCAAACTCCCACCTGGTAATCTGTCTTGGTGTAGCTCTTAACTTTAATAATTTCTTTTCGTAATAAGCCCAGTCGCCTTGCATATAGGTAGTCTCAAGCAAATTATACATACTAGCGGCTCTAGGAGGCTTTGGACCGCTTAAAAACCTTTCTGTCCTGGCTGCCTCATCAATTAAATTAACGATGTTTCTAAAAGCATATACGGAGCTTTTAAGCTGTACTTCAAGTGTCATATTCTCCGTTCTGGTATGTGTAAATGTTTTGCTTAACCTTGTTGAAACCTCTATTTGAAAAATTCTTTTGAAATTTTATATTTTGTAAGAAATGCTTGTATCTTGGCATATCAAAGTAAGTAAAATTCTTATGTGTAATCAACGGTTTGTAATCAATATTCATTAAAGATAATCTTTGCAGAGCTTCCTTAATTTTAGGCAATGGAACTATAAAATGATCAGCGCAATCAATCATTCTTACATATGGAGTTAATCTTTTAAGATCATAATTTTTACAAAGATAAGAATATAATTTGAAATCAAACGCAGACATTTCCAGGTCAAATATTGCTGGATCACTAATATAGAATTGACGCATAAGCTTTCCTCCTATTTGCTCTTGGATCTTCTTTAAGTTTTTTGATAAATAATTCTTTGTTGGTGCAATGTGGATAATGCTCCACTTGTTTAAATTCTAAATACTCAAGCCATTTTTCAGGATCTATCATTTTAGGCTCTGATCCATAACCACCAGGATAATCTGGAGCTATTTTCTTAACATGAAAGTTAATCATCATCTCGCCAACTAATTTATACCAAAGAATAAATGCTGGTATTCCAGCCATTTCAGCTAGTTTTTTGGTTACTTTGTGTGGTTTTTTAAAGCCTTGACCATTATTAAATACTGTTTCGACAAGAAAAAGCGGTTTTAAACAAGCATTACAAGCTGATACCTGGTCAATATCCGAGAAATGTAGTGAATTATGCTGTTGTCTATGCCAATTTGAATAACCGCTAAATTTAACGCCTTTGAAATAGACTTGTTTTACCATGTTTTTAGCCATTAATTCATACAGATAGATAGTCAAATATTATTTTCTCATATCAGAGAATTTTACTTGATTTAATTATATTAGAGTATAAATAAGTCCTATGAATTTATATATAAACCGACCGATTGAATTAGACGAAAACATTTCTCTATTTTTTGCGATTGCGAACAATTATCAATATAAAATAGAAAGAAGGTTTAGTGAACGATAGACAAAAACAAATTTTTGAACAAAGAGCAGATAATATTATTAATGGCTCTAAACAAGATTTTAAAAAACTTAAATATAATTTAAAATTACAACACGCCTTTAGCTTATCAGCTTCATTTGCCAGAGACCAATTAACTTTTATAAATTCATTTAAAAATTTTCCTTTAATGAAATATTTTGTTCAAGATCCTTACAGATGGAATATTTTAAATTATATTATTTATTTTTCTGCCAAAAAAGAGCCAATTTATTTAGAAAAATTAAAAAGATATATACATAAATCAGATCGTCATGTTGAAAAAGTATTAAAAGATTGTCTAGCAAATGGTAGTTTTATTATTTTAGATCCACAAGATAAAGTTTTAAAGAATAAAAAAATTGTAAGTATAAGACCATCAGAAAAATTAATGAAAGAATTTTATGGTCATAATATTTTAAAATATAAAAAATATATTAACATTATTAAAAGATTTAACTTTAAATGAAAAAACAAGCTTCAGTTTATTTTACCTATAGATGTATTGGAATAGATCCTTTTGAAAATTACGAAGATTATTACAATGCGGATTTAGACACTTATCAAAAAACATTTAAAGTAACTAGACCTAAACCAACAAAAACAAGAATAATTCCAGAAGCAACTGTTGAAATTGAATATTTAAGTGTAGGTAAAAAAATAATTAAAGGTGTTGATAGTAAAGTTTATAAAGAAGCTTCAAGATATTTAAAAAATAGTGAACGTAATGAGTTAAATAGACAATGGAAAGCTGCTAACAAAAATAAAAATGATACTTCTTATATTTTAAATGATTTGTTTTTAACAAGAGGTCTTAACGTAAAAGATTTAGCAACAGATAAAGGTATTTCAACTTTATATAAAATTTTAAAAGGAGATCTTGAGCTTACAAAAAAGAAAGCTATTGAGTATGCTGAAAAAATAAATGTTGATCCAGCATCATTAATGTTTGATGCACCACAAATGACTTGTTGGTCCAATGTTAATTTAAAAAATGGTAAAGTGTTTATTCCAGATTTTTTTGAAACACATGAAGCACCTAGAGATTTATATTCAGAAGATTTAAAAGCTATTAAAGTTGTAGGACCAGACACTTCTCCTTTTAATAATTGGATAGCTTACTATGATCATAAAAATACTATTGATACAGATGCTCATAATAAATTTTGTTATGTTAGAGAAAGAATATTAGGTGGACCACAAAAAGATGATTACCTAATTGATGAATACAGATATTATTTAGGTATCTATCAAATATATGGAACTAAAAGACGTATTATAAATATAGATACAACAGCTGAAATCAAAATAATTAAAGATGATGTTATTCCAGATGCGGTTTCAATTATAAAAGCTTTTAAACCAGAAAATATTACAGCTCAAATAATTCCAATGATGAAGGAAAAAAAACTTGCTTAAAAAATACCTTCCACATCAACTAATACAATTTTTAACTCCTAAAGCAGTTTATAAAGAATTTGGCATACCAACTGAAACACTTTCACATCTTCGAGAATGCAGTAAAGACTATGGAGTTTTAAGAGGTCCAAGATTTTTAAAAGATGGTAATATTATTTTATACCGTAGAGATGCAGTTATTAAGTATATAGAACAAAACCTATTTCCAGAGGAAAGTCAGGAAAGTCAGGAAACAAAGAAACCAACTAAATTACACCAAGCATAAGACTTAAAGCAAAGTCAAGAACCTCACATATCAAATATTAATACATCGGAATATCAATCATTCCATGATATTAAAAAATAAAATTACAGATCCTTTACAAGATCTACAACTAGATAGCTTTACAAAATTAAATAAGCTTTTAAAAATTAACCATCACTCTCCATCTGCTGCACAGTTGCCATTAGGCTTTTATGTTTTTTCAAGATTGTTTTGTACGCAACAAGAAAGACGTTTGTTTGATGGCAACGCTAATATGGCTGCTGGTGTTGCTGTAGGAGATGCTGTTCAATGGCATTACGCAGATACAATCTGGTCTTTTAATCCTAATCAAAAAAAATTAGCTCCACACAAACATAAAAAATTAACACAACAAGAAGCTATTGCAAAAGCAGTAGAAAAATTTTCAAATTATGTTCCAGTCAATGACAAAGATAAAGATAAAAAAGAAAAATATTTAGAGACAATACCTCAAACAATACAACAAGCTTTTATAGTATTCGATCAACTTGGTGCAAGTAAAGCAACTGATGTAGTTGCAGAAGATAGTATTAATCATGTTGACGAAAGACTTTCTCTTCCGATTGTTGGAAGAACCGATCTTCATTTCAAGGATTTTAAATCAGTAGAGCAATCTACTGGTGCATCATCGCCTTCTCATGTTTCAAGCGATGCTCTGTTCCTTTCGGTCCTTGAATTGAAAACTACCTGGCAAACACCAGGTAAGATTAAAAAAGA